AACGCCGTCATTTGTGACAACTTGAGTGTTTCCGGAACTCCAGTTCTTGTTACCGTGAACGGCGGCAATCATCTGGGATTCGATCTTACGCATGTGAGAAAAGTTTAGGACGTTTGTGAAGTGAAATCCCCTCCACTCCTCTAAGATAGTCGATTTTGGGGGCAGTGCCAAAAAATTGTGCCACTTTGCCGACCGTCACATCCGGTCGATGGTTCGCTGGATTGTTTCGTTACGGTCTTTCATTACATCAACAAGGTTGGAATCCATGAGATCAACCGCCAAATTTGCACCCAACAAAATGACAATGGAAGCAAGGAAAATACGCATCAGAAAGTGTTAATTAAGGGTCGGCCGACCCCTAAGTGTAAAGAACTCAGGGGGGAGTTAGTGTTAACGAAGAGGTTGTATTCTTACGACTTCAGGTTCACTTTCATCCACCTTAATTCCTATAATGTGGAAGTGAGGATGTAGGCGCTTACATGTTGCAATCGCTTCCTCTCTTGTTTCGGCAATGTAACTCAAAATGTCATACTGTTGATAACCATTAGGGCGGATCATTTCGCCGTAGATGTTAAACTTAGTTTCTTTCATTGTTATCAACCTCCGAACATATCATCGAAAAGTTGTTGAGAACTGGTCGCCAATTCTGCCCGGTGTTCTTGCAT